TAATCACAAATACTAGAGCACACCCAAATGTAATGTTCTTTCTTGTCTGGTAATGACTTGATAAGTTTCTTGAATGTGTTTAGGTAGCTACGTTCATACTTGACTTTAGTATACTTGTATCCATTGATTGTTTCTGGGTATTTGTTACCATGATCTACTACATAGATATCATACAAGCAATTTGTAGCCTTAGCAGTCTTACGCTTGACAAAGTTGAGATTACTTAGGTGCTCAATAATTTTGACATACTTTGTATCCTCAGCAAAGCTATTCTTGTTGACCATGAATGTTGTACCCCAGTGACTCCATTGTGTGCCAAACACATGAACCATACGCATCTGCCATGGGCTAGGATAATAATCAAACTCGAAATCATCATAATCAAGTTCACTATTCAATATCCAGCACAAGTTTGTAGTTGACTTAGTGATACAACGATTGATTGTATCGACCCAACTGTTCAAGTATCTTGTCTTTGTGATATTATCAAACTTAGCTTTCAGTTTGTTGAAACGTTCTTGTGCCTCTGGATTTCCTTTATCGATATAGAACATGTCAATCTTGGTTCTAACATCAACAATCTTATCTTCAATATAGTTGATATCACGATAGCCCTTCTGCCACATCTTGCCGTTCACAAAGTAAGTTTGTGTGTTGATGTTGTCTTTACTACCGAATGCGTTAATGTGATAAACGTTTTGCTTATCAGGCACCCACTTAAAGTCAAAGTTTGAGTAGTCAAGATCAGGGTTCAATGCCCAGAAGATTTCGCCACTGTGTTCATTAATCAAATCTTCTAGTGTAGTCTTAATCAGATACTTAGGGAACTCTAGTTCTTCTAATATGATTTCTTTGCGCTCTAAGTGAACAACTGTGCCGTCATTGCCAGGCGCGATGTATCTAGGACCGTCTTTGTCATCAAGCAATGTACCAAACTGATAGATATACGGTGGGCTGGTTGCATCTGGATGCCAGCTAAAGTCGAACTTAGTAACGTCAACTTTCTCTGGGATTTCCCAGTGTGACATATCTGGCAATATTGTAGCAACTGGATCACTGATGAATTTAGATTCTGTTGCGCCTTCTACTGCAAATACAGGACCATGTGTCTTAGCCCATTGTGTACCAAACTGATAAACATAAGGTGGGTCTTTAGGATTAGGTCTCCAACTATAATCAAAGTCTTTGATTAGTTCAGTGTTAGTAAACAATTCAGGACGTTGTGCAAGTGTTGCAACGATATCATCTACAAATTTTTCTTGTGTCGCATCTTTAACATGCAACTTAACCGTAGGCATGATTGTGCCATTGTATTGTTTATTACCGAATACATAAATGTACGCCGGATCTCCTGGATCAGGTCTCCAACTATAGTCAAAGTATTCGACTGGTTCAATTATTTCCCATCCAATAGTGTACGGTGCCGCAGTAGCGACAATCTCACTTATGTACTTACGTTGTGTTGCGCCTTCTACGTGATACTCAACTGTAGCTTCTTTCTCAGCACTGTTCCACTGATTACCAAACACATAGATATAAGGTTCTTCTGTACTATCTGGATGCCAACTATAGTCAAAGTCAGTAACTGGAATAATTGTTTTCCATGATTCTGTAGTTGGCAGTGCTTTAGTTACGAACGCATCACAATATTTTGTTTCTGTCGCACCAGGTGTAACATATCTTGCACCACCTGTCTTCTGCCATTGTGTACCAAACTGATAGATATAGGGTTGGTCTTCAACATCAGGTACCCAACTAAAGTCTATGCTACTCTTGTCAATATTACTAGGTATTTCCCAGTTAGCTTCGTTAGGCACTAATGTTGCTTGATTTTCTTCAACATACTTAACTTCTGTCGCATCTTTAACAACATAGCGTGGGCCACCTGTTCTGCTGTACTTTGTACCAAACTGATAGATATATGGTTGTTCAGTACTATCTGGATGCCAACTATAGTCAAACGACTCAACTGTGTTAGGTGTTTCCCAGTGTTCCGTTGTAGGTAGTGCTTTTGCTTTGATAACATCAATGTATTTGACTTCTGCGTTATCGTCTATACCAACAGCGTGGAATCTAGGGCCATTAGTCTTTTGCCATTGTGTGCCGAACTGATACAAATATGGCTTGTCTTCAATATCAGGATGCCAACTGAAATCAAAATCAGACACATCGATACCTATAGGTACTTCCCAGTGTGTCATATCAGGTTTCGCTGTAGCAATCTGTATATCAACATACTTAACTTCTGTTGCGCCATCAACTACAAAGCGAGGTCCGCCGCTACGACTCCATTGATCCGGGAACTGATAGATGTAGGGCTGTTCTGTGCTGTCAGGGTGCCAGCTAAAGTCAAACTTAGACTGGTCTATGTTCTTAGGTACTTGCCAGTTTTCAAATTGATAACATACGACATTAGCCTTGATATCAACATACTTAACTTCTGTTGCACCTTCAACAACATACTGCGGGCCACCCGTCTTCTGCCACTGTGTAGCAAACTGATAGATATAGGGCGGGTCATTAGGATTAGGTTCCCAGCTATAGTCAAAGTTGTTATCAACTACATGTCCAGGTATGCGCCAGTTATCTTTATTGGGTAAACGCTTAACACGTTCATCCATGTACTTGTATTCTGTCGCACCTTCTACACGATGTATGATGCTGATCTTATCTTGTGGCTTGTTCCATTGATTACCCCAAGCATAGATGTAAGGTGGGCTAGTAGGATCAGGAACCCAACTAAAGTCAAACGACATAGGATCGATTGGCTCTAGTATTTCAAACGCATCTACATTCTCTGCTAATTTAGGAACAATAGCTTCAACATATTTTCTTTCAGTTGCACCCTCTACGTGATATTCAATAGTAGGCATTACACTAGCAGGATACTGTGTATTGCCGAACACATAGATATAAGGTGGACTAGTTGGATCAGGTCTCCAACTAAAATCAAAATCTACTGTAGGATGTATCTCTTTGAACAATGATGGGATAGGCAATAGATGCGCTATCTTGTCTGTGATGTACTTTCTATCTATTGCCCCAGGTACATGATACTCAACAGTAGGCATGATAGTGCCAGGGTACCACTCATTGCCAAAGACATAGATATAGGGAGGGTCAGTTGGATCTGGGTGCCATTTGAAATCAAACCTAGACTTATCGATATACTCGATAATCTTCCAGTTATTTGTTATTTCATCTTTAAGTGGAATAGGCTCAACGTCTGACCTGTAAATGATAAGAGCATCTAAGTTAGTAGAACAAAGCCATGTGCCACTGTCCTTCTGATACGGGCTAGGCCATACATTGTTATGGTCTTCTGCCCATACATCCTCGTCAGGTAGGAAATCAAAGTCCCAATCCCAATCAAAGTCTTTGTAGTTGCAGTGTTCGTTGACTATCCAGAAATGTTCAGTAGTTGAAAGCTTCTTTGCTTGTTCTAGCGATTCTGCGAATCTTTCTCTAGGGTGAACGTTGGGTTTCTCTCCGAAATAAAATACATCTCTTAACATTTAATTACTTATGATATAACTTTGACATTATACAATAATTCGAACCTGTCTGCATCACTACGGTCATTTACCATTGGCTCACCGCGAATGTTCAATGACGTATTCAATAGCATAGGACAGCCTGTTAATACGTACCATTTTTCGAGGAGTTCCCTAATGCCTGTTCCATCTTTTGGCACTGTTTGGACACGACTGGTCCCGTCATGATGCACGATAGCAGGAAATAAGTCAGGTAACCGACAACGAGCGATGACTTGCATATACCTACTGTCACTCCAATTGCGAGGCATATCAAAGTAAGTATCAGCCAACTCTTCCAGAATGACTGGCGCAAATGGTCTGAATTTTTGTCTGCGTTTGATTTCATTTACTAAATCCTTTATTTCATTTCCTCTTGGGTCGGCGAGTAAGCTACGGTTGCCGAGTGCTCTAGGACCGAACTCCGCACGTCCGCTAGCAACTCCAACAATCTTATCGGTAACCAAACGGTCAATAATATGATTGGTAGGGTAATCCCCAGTAATATCATGGCCGAGGTAAGCATTAGTCCAATTAACACGTTTACCATACCCAAGACAAGCCGCTCCCAAACTACTTCCCGCATCACCTGGGTTAGGCATGATCCAAATGTTTTCAAAGTAATCTCCTAATAATCTGTTAGCTAAACAGTTTAATGCAACGCCGCCGCCATAGACTAAGTTTTTACTACGTCCTAGTTCACGTGCTTTGGCCATAACCATTTTGATTAGCCACTCAACAATGTGTTGGGCACTACTTGCAATGTCCATTTCATTGGCACCGCCTAGAAAATCATCGCCGACTCCAATGTGAAGATTCTCTTTAAAGTCTATGTTAACAGTATCATTAATCAATGTCAACATTTCCTTCAAGTATTTGGGTTCGCCATATGCAGCCATACCCATAAGAATATATTCTTCGTCTAGTGGACGCAATCCAACTCTTTGTGTCATTGCACTGTAGAACAATCCAATACTGTCAGGATAACGTTTACCCCATAATTTCTTATAGACTGCTACACCTTGACTATCGTATGACGCATCCCATATACTGATAGTGTCAAACTCACCAATAGCATCAATCACAACAACAGTGGCATTCTCGTATGGACTTGTCTGAAAGCCAGCAGCCGCATGACTCAAATGATGGTTGTGTGTATGTACTTTAGTTGTTTCTAACTGTTTAAGATACTTTCTGCCAATTGTATCTTTTACGCTAAGTTTCCATAGACTAGGCTTTTCACCAGAACGTACTTGTCGCAAGAACTTCATCAATGGTCGTTCATAGTAATGCACTTCCCATTCATCGTTACAATAACTTATCGCATCGTTAATGATATCGATACACAAGTTAGGGTCATGTTTGTTCTTACTGTATCGTTCGCTATGTCCAGCAAATAATATATTGCCTGCATGGTCTATGACGCTTACTGCGGCATCGTGAAAGCCACTTGATATTCCTATATAATTCATTTGATGTAGTCTATGATTTTGTTTACAAATTGTATTTGATGCTCGGGGCCAGGATGTAATTTATCTCTAGCCAAATCTGTAGAAGCTTGTTCTAATCCTTTTGATGTCCATTCAGGTAACACAGTCCCTTGTAATTCCATTTGTGACAAGAAACTATATGTTTCTGGATCCCAACTTGAGTAATATGTTTTGATGTTCTTTTGTTTGAAAATATAGTCAACCAAATACAAACTATCTCTCATATTTTTGTACATTTCTTCGTCTGGAATCGCTCTTAACAATAAATCAGCATCAATTGAATATGCTTCGCTTAAAGATGATTTATGATTGGGTATTACAGAGACATAATTAACATTGTTGTTTTCTTCGGCCAATGGACTTGTCTTTGCTATTTGCATTCTGTTATATGCTGGCAATAGAAAGACTGCACGATTAATATGTGTGTGATTATTGACTATAAGTGCCACATCAATTATGCTTTTAATTGACGCACCGGGCATTCCATAATTATCTGATTTTGTGTTTAGTTTGTTAGCTAATAATGTGTGCCATAACATATCAACTGGTAATCCAGTGCCAAACGTAAAACTACACCCAAAGATTGCTAAATCAGATTGTTTAGGTATATTGTCGTTTCTAAATCCTAGATGATTCAATACATAATCAAATTGAGGATATTCCCATGCGTCGGCATTCTTAAAATCACCCGGACTAATATGTGTATATGTAGTTAATACATCTTTAGGGAGATTATAAGTGCTAGCAGTAAGAGCCGAAAAATGCTTAACATCCTCTATAGAGGATGAATTAAGATAGTTCAGTTTGGCAAATTGTTCATTCATTTGTAGATAAATGGATCACGCTTTTTCATTTCTTTTAATCGTTTACGATATCGTATCTCTGTTCTTATTTTACCAATGATATTTTTTATCCAAGTAATCATATGTTCTCCTTTATATAGTTCAATACAAATGTCTTTATTACTTTCTCGTAGTATATATCATGACCTAAATCGTTGGGATGTTTACCGTCAGGTGCTATACAAGTTTTAAGCAATTCAGGGTTTTCATCATAGATAAAATCATATAGATGTGTAAATTGAATATCTTTTCTAGCATAACTCATTTCGATAATGTCATTACCGGGCTCAGTAGGCATTGAATATAGAAATTCAATGTCATTCATTTTTGCAAACCCATATGCTCCCATGAATGAACATTCTGCTGATATTCTCATTACATTGTCATTATACAGGTATTTGATAAAATATTCTTTTGCCCTATTGTACTCCAATGATTCCTCAGTATTAACAAACCCCATTACCCAGTTAGCTAACCGCTCTGTATCATAATATGAGGCTACTAACATTCGGTTTTGAAATGTACCAGAATATATTATCAATGATATATCACTGTAATCCTTCAAGGCTAGGTCTATTGTATTATAGATACCCAGTGGACTATTGCCTGGAATAGATTTGTTAATGATATTGTATTGTGGTAAATCTCTTTGTAGTTTTGATGCCCAGCATTTTTCACTAGGATTTTCTGTTTTTTTTACTATTTGCTTATCGGACCTATCACTACATCCTTCACCGTATGTAAAGCTATCACCTACTACTAATATATTCTTCATAAAAATTCTTTCAGTATAGGTATAGATTGTTCAATATTCTCTTTTCTGAATTCGTCGGTTTTGCGAATCAGTTTTAAATTATCATTGAATTCTTCAATTGTTATGGATTTACTATTCATGTAATTCAATATACCATTCATTGTGTCTTTATACTGTGTTTTCCACTGATAGTTATTCCATTTATCTTCTACGGCTTTTTTCATTTTATCTGGTATAGCATATACAGGTAAATGTAATGGGTAATGCACAATGTTATTCCATATGCTAAACTTGGGGAATTCATTGTTGATTAAGTCATGTAACTCAGGTACTTCTAATACATTTAGCCAGCTAATAGTTAGATTAACCTGTACGTTTATCTTGTCAGATAATTGATGATATTTCTTCATATTCTCATATACTACAGGCCATTTACCTAAATGTCTGATATATTCATATGTAGAACCCATACCATCGATGCTCAATCCAATTGAAACTGACTTGAAATTGTTTGCAATTCTTTCTATCAATTCAGGATAGAATAGTGTGCAATTGGTAGTTAATGTAATATCAATGTTTTTGCTATAACCCAAGTCAATCAATTCATTGAACATTGTATGCCATTGCTTAACATAGAAAGGTTCGCCACCAACAACTTCTAAACGCTTGAGATTCTTATACCAATTGTGTCTGTCTAACCATAACTTACCTGCTTCTTCCGCAGATTGTCCATGTGGCATTTCATAGCCTGTACTACCAGTCAATTGCTTCATTTCTTGTTGCCACTGGCTGCTATGACTAGGTGTGCAACTACGGCATTTTAAGTTGCAACTGTTGCTAATGATAAGCTGGAACTCAGATATCTCTACGGGCTCAACTGAGTAATCTATGCCCCAATTGTGATGTATCTTTGTATTGTAGATTAGTCGTTTGCTTTCGTAATTGTTATCTTCGTCAGTCCAGCATGTACTGCATCCTACAGGGCGTTCATTGTTTCTAAACTGTGTACGCAAGTCTTTCATGTACTTGCTATGGAATATCTCGTCTACAGTATGTGTTTGAACATACATAGGCTTTCCATCTTCTTCAATGTAACCTTTGTACAAACAGCAGGGCTGTACACGACCATCAGGTTCGTTGCTAAACCCTGTCCATAACAGACTGCATAAATTCTTTGGTATGTCTTTCATCTTGTTCCAATTTGTTCTGCGAAATTAACCGTTTTGTTTCTTCTTTGTACATATTGCTTAAAGAAGCTATCAGAATCTTTTCTATATTCCAGATTGTCTACATGTGTTAATTTAGGATCTAGCATGTTTAAGAATCTAGGAACAGAATGTCGTTCCATATCTAACAATGAATCATTGATTGACTCAAAGAACTTGGTATATTTCTCTGTGTAGAATACTCTTTCTTCATATGACAATGCAGACAAGCTTTGGAACTCAGGATATGTGGCAAAGTTGATAGAGATATCTACATTCTTTCCTGTAGTTTTACGCAATTCAATAATGTCCAAATACAATTGATCCAATGCAATCAATGATATGGGGGTAATTGTTGTGCTAACGCTCAATGTAGCTTTTGTCTTAGCTAATTCATACAAATTACGTAGCCAATCACTATAGACCATACCATCACGTATGAATTCAGCTACTTCTCCTGCACTTTCATTGCTAATGTTGATACGAACATTACTCAATTTGTTAATGTTGTCAATGAAACGCTGTACAATTGTTGGCTTTTGGCATAGATTTGTATGCACAACACATTCTACATTTGGATTCACTTCAATCATTTTAGCAAATGTAGCGAATGTATCCTCATGCAATAGTGGTTCTCCACCTGTGATTCGTATTGATTCTAATTCGTTAGCAATATCATTGAACCAAGTCCAGAACAATGTCATGTCAACAGGTTCACGATGGTCGATTCCACGCTGATAATGTAACTTCTTATCAGTAAAAATGTTCTCATAGTTTCCACGCAATCTGATATCATTCTCCCATTCAGTACTAAAGCTAGGACTGCAATAACTACATGCTAGATTGCATGTATTCTGAAACGCTAATTCTAGTGCTTTGGGCTTGAACGGGAAATTCTTATCTAAGTATTGTTCTGGAGACAATGCTGATTTAAACGCCAATGACTTGCGCTCACGGTCACTGATTACATCTTGTGCTTCTAGTTTCCAACAATAATTGCATTCTTCGGGCTTGTTGCCACTGAGCATAGATTCTTGCTGTTTGCGTCTGCCCTCAGGATTGTAGAATGTCAGTGTATCTTTGCCCGTCAATAAGAAAGGCGTGTGATGGCAACTAGCAATCTTACTTTCATAAAGCCATATAGTAGATTCATGAAACTTTGCTAGACATATTGTTTGGCTTGTATTGTTTTTAAGCTCAGTTAACGAATGCTTGTTCATTCAACACCTTATACCACTCAGGGAAAACATTAGCAAACGATGTGCGATTGTTAATATCTAACCAATTGTTATATTCTACACCACGCTTATACAATGTACTGTCAGTTTGGTCAATGAATTGACTACGCAAACTGTTCAATTCCCATTCATTCAAGTCAGTGCAACGATCCAACACAATTTGTTTTAAATTTGCAGGAAGTGCTTTGATTGACAAGAATTCTGGATCGTACACATAATTCAAATGTACGTGCAGATTGCGACTACGCATGTATTTGATAAAGTCATTAACGTAATAGACATTCATCCATCCAACTGTCTGACAAATGCTTGCTTCGATCCATGGATAAGACTGTATCTTGTCTAAGTTTGCAACTACTGTTTCCCACTCAGATCCTGCACGAATGTAATCATTACGCATGCCTAAATCATCTACGCTACATGTAACCTGAACACGCTTGAATTCTTTCCACAATTCAATCAATTTGTCAGGCAAATTAGTCATATTGATATTGTACCAAAGTGTGATTTGTTTGTTCAATCCACGCTTGATAAGTTCTTCTAAGTACTTCCAATGCTTTTCAACTAGAGTAGGCTCGCCACCGTTAACATAGATTAACTGCAGGTCTTCACTGTGCTTGAACAAATCATCCCAGAATTCATCACTTTCAGTCCAATTGCTATTAATCTTTCTGTCATAATGTGTGACAAACTTCAATTCTTCTTGCAATTTCTGATATGGTTGAATCCAATTTGTACTGCTCATTGGATTGCATGTTCTGCATTTCAAATTGCATAGATTACCTAAACGCAATTCAACAAATTTGAAATTGACAGGGATAGTGCCATCACTTTGAGTAATAGCACGTGCCATATCCTCAGTGAATCCTAATCTTTCATTTTCCTCTACACGCTTGCTACGCACACCATTTGCTTCTTCCTGATAGCAACGTTTGCAAGCATGTGGAATCTGATTGTTAAGCATTTCTAAGCGAGTTTGCTTATAGTAATCACTGTTCATTATGTTGTCAATACTAGATGAATTGACATCCAAATACTGTAGTGGCTCAAAGTTTCTAGCACGACTTGCGGCGTTTCTATGGTCACTGACACAGCATAATGTTGCACCACCATCTGGGTGTGTGGCTAAATGTATCCAGGGTAGTGAGCAATAGGTACTCATTCTTTTGGTCCCAATTCTTTGTTAAAGATTTCATCCATCCAAGGATAAATGCTACGCCAATTTTGATTTCTACGTATATCTAATACATCTAAGTAATCACGCAATTCACGCATCATTTCTTTGTTGACTGGTGCATTCTTAATCTGCACGCCAAAACCCTCTAGATAGCTGATATCAGGGAAGTGTGGGCGCTTTAAATGTTCTGCTGACGCAATCAATTTGTCAACATACTCTGTCATATAGTGGCCAAATACACTAGGATCTAAGAACGGAGGGTTAGCTACAACGTTCCAACCCTGATGTACGGGCTTGCGCTCATTCCATTTAACAATCTTATCAACTAATTTGTATGCTGTAGGCAATGTGATAGGACTAATTGTAGATTGAATAAAGATATGAATCTCTGGAATACTTAATAGATATTCAAAGTTTTCTTCCCAGTTGTCCAATGACATACCATTTCTAGCATATTCAGATTCTTTATCCCAGCAATCAATGCTACATACAATCTCAACTTTTCCTAGTTTGTTACGTTGCACTAATGATGCTAGTTTGTTAATCTTTGTTTTGAATTGTTCGTGGTCATGCTTTAAATTGCTGAACATCTTCCAATTCATATTTGGATTTTCATGATTCTCAAAGAAATCTAAACATTCTGCAAATTCAGGCTGGAACATTGGTTCGCCACCTAACACTTGGAAGTCATAGATATGCTTAGAATTGTCGTGCATCCACTCCCAGAATTCTTTCTTCCATTGCTTATAGTTTGGATGCTCGCCCCACTTACCATCTAAGTAATAACGATCTGAGATTGGGCCATGCTTTCTGATTTCATTCTCAATCACAGAACTGAACATAGGACTACAATATACGCAAGATTGATTGCATACGTTACTGAAATAGATTTCCAATATTCTAGGAGTTACTTCTACTGCTGTAGGATCTGTTTCTAGTTCGGGCGGAACCATATCTAATGTGTTGATATAGCCATTACGCTCACTTAGTCCACCTGCATCTTCAATACGCTTGCAATAGTTGCATTCGTTATTAGGCCATTTGCCTTCTAACATTAGTTTTCTATCACGTATCTTTTCAGGTGTATTGTGGAATTGTTTAAAGTTTGTTTCGTTTAAATGTCCACCCATAACACGGTGACAACTGTTTGTCTGTCCGTGTGATAAAAATATCGTACTCCATGTCCATTTGTACTGACATGCAGTAGCTGTGTTTATAGGGAACACTTTCTTTTCTTTTTTCATATATTATTCCACCACTCTTTCAATTCACTGTTAGCTGAGTATATATCCTCAATAGTATATGTATCTTTGCGAATGGTCTCCAATCTTTTTAGCCAATTCTTACCGTTCAATTGTGCGGCTTTATATGTGTCTGGAAACGCTTCTTCGTGATTAGGTCTTTCTTTCATTGACTTCAATGTGTTGATTAGTGTCATTTGCTTATGTGTAGCTTTGGGCTCCATGTAAGCTAACAATTCATCAATCATATTGTTCAATATTGGACGAGGCCACGCCATAGCTGTAAACATGATATCAGGATGAAACGCAAACATAATCTTTGTTTCGATTTTAACATCAAGTTCTTGGCTCAAATCAAACAGGTCTTTGAGACTGAACATGCCCGGGCCTGTGATTGTCAAGTCAATTAGCATTCTTTCACGACCACCGGGCAATTCTAGACCCTGCTTAAAGTTCTCTAGCCATTGATCCCATTTCAATCCTGTGCGAATGTACTCACCAATCTTACCTGTACCGTCAATGCTTGCACACATTAGCCAATCTTTAAAGTGTGGCAGATAGTCATACAGATTCTTTTGTCCAAATTGTACACGGCTTAGATTGCTATTGTATCGCATATAGCAATTCTTAGCACTACCATTCTTCATCATTTCTTCTAATGCCCACCAATGTACATCATACATCAATGGTTCGCCACCAACCCAATAACATTCTTCTACAATGCCACGACTGATAGCATCACGGAATTCAGGTTCGACAACTGTATCTTGGAATGTCTGCATCGCAGATTTAATCTCAGGAATCATAAATGATTGATTCTTTGGACTCCATAGATTGTTCACTTTCTTTTCAGTCTCCCATGTGCTAGACAATTGCTCACCGCACATACGGCATTTGAAATTGCATAGATTACTGAAACGATAGTCAAATGATATTGGCTCCATTGTTGTGTAGCCTGTATCGTCTGTCTTGTCAAATGCTTCTTGTATCTTGTCACGGAATAGATTGCCCGTGAACCACTGACGATATGAACTTTGACTTAGTAAGTCTTTGTTGCAAACGTCACATTGTGGAATCTCTTCCCCTGCCATTAGTTTACGGCGAATATTACGCATATATTCGCTATTCCAATGTTCTTTCAAACTGACTGGGTTATAGTCATCTAATGCAGTTTTGGATTCTTTGACTTCTCCATACTTACTGTCGTTTGAACTGTCAATATATTGCTTTTGGAAGCTGTGTTCTTCACGTGACGCACAGCACATTCTACGCTCACTCTGAGGACTGATGTAAGTATGTGTCCATGGTGCCATACAGAATACTTTGTTTGGACTATCGGGATTAATTCGTCCATGTTCCCATATAGGTATTATTTTTGTCATGTTAAAATATCTCTCATATCTTCGTGTTCCGGGAACACAGTGAAGAAATCTTCATTTCTCCAAATATCATATCGTTTGTTTTTATGTTCAAATTCTATTTTACTAATAGGATGTGAAACTTGATCCATACTGTTTAATAGTACATCAATACTATTAGATATTTGTCGCCATCCTGTGTCATCGACATAGTTTGTGCGACTCATGTAATCTGTTATGTACTCTTTTAATTTATTGAGTTCATTACGTATTGCAACCTTTTTGAATTCAGGAGCAACTTTTAGCGAAAAACATGCAGGACTATCAATGGGTGTCACATCTACTGAATTAGGTAATTTGTCAATCAAATCTGTATCTATTGCATACTTGATAAATTCTATCCAGTTGAAGACATTGGGCCAACCTACTACACTGTGAATTTGAGCACGTATATTATTATATTGTTTAACAGAACGTATGTTTGATTCTACTTCTTCCCAATTAGTACCGGAACGCCAATATTCTGCTTGTTTTCTGAATCCATCGATAGAAAATACTAAATGAACTTTTTTGAATTTACTCCAGTAATCAAACATATTGCCCATACCAGATTTAAACTTACTTCCATTTGTGCTATAAATTAACTCTACATCTTTGGCTCTGTCCAAATCAACAAGATCATTTAATACCTGAAAATGTTCATGTTGCATCACAGGCTCACCACCTGCAAAATATATTTTTCTTACATGTGGGTATTGTTTCTTTATTTCTTCGTATAAAATGTCACCTTGATCTTTGACAACATTCATTTTAATTTTACTGAATGAAACAAATTCTGAGCCTAAGGATGAACTGTACATTGGAGAACAGATTCTGCATTTGAAATTGCATAAATTGTTGAATCTATAGTCAACATACAACAATTTCATTTCATCAACTGAACCATCGGATGCAGTTACGGCAACTGGGTCAACAAACTCTGCAAATTCTGAATTTGCACCCATTCTTAATGAAGTTCCTTTTAATACATCTTCACGACGCCAGCATTTATCACACTCTTTGGGCTTTTCGTTGTTAAGCATTTGTAAACGAACACGTTTCATTGTGTCGTTATTCCAAATCTCCTTAAGGTTATTATTTTTAATATTCCCAATTGGACTGCTGATGCAACACATTTGTGCAGTTCCATATACACCCACGTGTAGATGTGACCATGGGAACACGCAATATGTGTTGCTAGGAATCATTAAACGTTTTTCCCTAAACTATCGTTCTTAACATCCCAACCATGTGCTAGTTCATCACTGACATATCCAGCTTCTGTAGTCGCAGGGTCACCTTGTGCAACTGCTTCATCTTGTATGACTTCGCAACTGTCAATAAAGTCAACAAAGTCCTGTGGGAATGTGGCACGGAAATTCTTACCTCTACGCTGGTCATATTGTTCATAGAAGCACTTGAAATCGTTGTACAATTTTGGTTGATCTGCTGTATTACGATGCGGAGTCTTAACTACGTCAAGATATTCAATCAATCGTTCAATCTGTGTGCGCTCAGATTCAGTAAGAATAGGCGCATTCCAACCACGTGTAAAGACTGTTTCTTTCTTAGCTAATTGTTCGTTGTACCATGCTTCTAGTTTTTCTTTATAGTGCTTCTTCATATGATCTGGAAGAATAGCACAACTCTGGAAGCTGGGGAAACGCAGTATGTTCAAGCTCATTGTCGGGCTTGTTGTGCTGTGCTTACGCTTGAATGCTAACACATCATCCATAAACTCAGTAATACTAGCTAGACACAAGCTATTGATAGTCATCATCATGTGTGTAGAATGAATATTACCTTCAGTATACAAACGATCCATGTTTGCCCACCATTGGTCATACTCCATACCATCACGAATGTACTCACTATGAGCACCTTTAGCTTCACCACTAGTGTAGATTTCTAAGTGAGGGACATAATGACTCATTTCAATCAATTTGTCTAAGATTTCTTTCTTAGGAACTAAATTGCTATTGACAGCGAAACGTAGTCGTTTAGCACGTTCTGGATTATTCTTGAACCATTCAAACAACTTCCAAACAGAAGGAGCCATTAATGGTTCACCACCAGTGATACGAATTTCTTCTAAGTTGTCTTGTAGACTGCTATTCCACCACTTCCAGAATGCTTGAATGTATGGGTTATCATCGTCAGTTTCACCTGCACTTTGTGCCCACGGCGCAGTGTCAATAAAGTGACCACGACCATCACTTAGAATGTTCTTATATGGACCGAACTTTTTGATATCACGCACCCAGCTTGTACTGAATGCAGGGTTGCAATAACTGCAAGAGAAATTACATGTACGGTCAAAACTGATTTCCAATGTCTTCAATTCTACGTCTGCATCCCATGGCATCTTAGCACTTGCATAGATATCTTCGTCACTGTAAATATGAGTTTTGAACACACGATCCGAAACAGCGTCACGGTTCATGTCTTCCACTTTCCAGCAGTATTCGCATTCGTTTGGACGCTCACCCTCTTGCATCAACTTACGCATCAATTTCTTGTGCTGTGTATTATGAATAGCACTTGGGTTAGTTTCAATTTCTTTCACATCAATTCTATGTGCAGGAGGGTGGTGACAGCTTGTTGTCTGTCCATGACCTAGCCAGATAGTAGCGTTGTACCATTTAGCACCGCAATAAGATTTAGAGATATCATCAATAACTCTAATCTTAAATTCTTTGAATGTTTCTTTTTTGCTGTAATCTCTTGCCATAGTTTTCTCTTAGTTAGATAATATTTGTTGTGCTGGTATTAGTTGTGCGTTAATACTATCATAAAACTGCACAAACTCAATCGGGAATGTTGCTCTGAAATCTTTGCCGCGGCGAACATCATACTGGTGATAGAACTGTTTGAAATCTCTACGTGTAGTTTCGATATCAGACATATAACGATGTGGAGTTTTAACTACGTCTAAGTAGTCAATTAATCGTTGGATGTGCTCACGTTCCATATCTAACAATAATGGTTCGCCTTTACTGTTATGTAGATTTGCTTGCATTTGTAGGTTCAACCAATTTTGCAATTCGTTTCTGTACTTTTCTCTAATATGATCTGGTAATACTACGCAACTTTGGAAGCTAGGGAAACGTAGTATGTTCAATGTCATAATAGGGAACATTGTGTCATAAATCTGTTTGAACTGAATCATTTGATCCATGAACTGTACAATACTTGACAAACACAAACTGTTGATGGTCATCATCATATGTGTCTTTTTGATGTTGCCTTCTCTGTGCAATCTTTGCAGATTGTGAATCCATTTGTTCCAATTGAATCCGTCACGAATATATTCAGCATGATGACCAAAAGATTCGCAACTTGTATAGATTTCTAGGTGTGGAACATAGTGACTTAGTTGAATAAGTCTATCCATGATTTCATCGCTAGGAACTAAATTGGTATTGATTGCGAAACGCAATACTTTACCATTGGGTCTGTTCAATACACGTTGTTGATTGTCTCTAAACCATTCGAATAGTTTCCACACGCCCGGGGCCATAAGTGGCTCACCACCTGTAATTCGAATCTCCTCTAGATTATCTGCGAGTCCATTCGGCATTTCCCACCAACGCCAGAAAGCTTGGGTATAGGGGTTTTGTTCATCGGGTATTGGTTTAGCGGCTTCTGCGGCATTGTTAAAATGATCCTTTGCATCACCTTCTAAATTCTTGTATGGGCCATATTTGTTGATATCCTTAACCCATGTTGTACTAAAGTTTGGATTGCAATAACTGCAAGCAAAGTTACAAGTACGGTCAAAACTAATCTCCAATGTCTTTAACATTGTATTGTCTTGCCAATCACTATATGCGGCTCTTGTGATATCTGCTTCTTCGAATACTGCGGTCTTGTAAACACGGTCACTCATTGCACCGCGTTCCATATCTTCAATCTTCCAGCAATATTCGCATTCTTTTGGTCGCTTACCGATCTGCATCATTTCACGCATCAATTTCTTGTGCTGTGTATTATGAATAGCAGTTGGGTTAGTAGCTAACTCAGATGCATCAATTTGATGTCCAGGTGGATGATGACAACTGGTTGTTTGACCATTGCCTAACCAAATAGTAGCATTTAGCCACTTAGCGGCGCAGAAGCTTTCGCTTACTGGATCTATTAACCTAGATTTATATTCCGCAAATGATTCGTTATACTTCTTAGATGACATTTAGTGTTTGGTATGTGCTTTAATACATTCTCTCCAGTACCCTTTTAGTTCTGGGAATGTTTCCATGAAATTTGTCTGCCTACGTCTATCATGCTCAGTAATGAACATGTAGAAGTTCTTTTTATTTAGTAACAATTGGTCTTGTGGCAGAGATTCTTTCATTATAGCAAGGTCACGCTTGATTTTCAATATCTCATATGGCTTGAAGCCCTCAAACGTTTCCAAATAGTCATCACCTTGAACGTTTTCTTCCATATACTTTAAGCAACGTTCTACTTCGTTAATGCCATATTCTCCAGCATTTTGTATACTGAACCATGGCGGATATCTTAGAATGGGTATGTCAAAGAATACACGCTGGAACTTCTTTTGCTTATAGACTTTATGAACAATACCATGTTCTTTTTCTGTCTCAGTTTGTTCGGGTGCAATCTCAAACTCAACTTGACTACGACCACCAAACTCACTACGTAGTTCCAATATCATTTCTAAGAACTTGTGTAGACTTGGAATACTTAGGATGTTGAATGTGTTGATAAAGCTAACAGTAGAATACTTTGTTTCACGTAGGAAAGTACGCACGTTGTTTAACATACGCTCAAACTCTAATCCATTACGCATGTATTCTGCTTGCTCACCAAATCCATCTAGTGATACAAATAACCAGAAATGTTTGAAGCCTTTATCTACGTACCAATGATTACCACTGAACTCATTGAAGTTTTCTTTATCTTCGTATGTGCGTAATGTTTCAATTGCTTTGACTTTCTCAACGAACTTGTCAAACAATTTCTGATCGGGAGGACACATATTGCTTGTGATAGATAACTCAAGCTGTCCATGTGGATTCTCGTTCACATAGTCTAAGACTTTGAATGTGTTCTTATCCATTAATGGCTCACCACCTGTCATTCTGAACACACGTAGTTTGCGATAGATATCGGGAAACCAACGCCAAAATGCGTCAACATATGGATTGTCTCGTTGTGCTACTTTCAATGGCATCAATCCCTTTTCTTCAAGCGATTGAATATTGTTGTGAGCCATGTTTGTTAATTGATATGGCCCATGCTTCTTAACTTCTTCTTCCCAGCTTGTGGATAAGTGAGGACTACAATACATGCATTTGAAATTACATGCTTGGTTAAAGTTGACTTCTACGTATCGAGGAGTTACATCGTAATCAAAACTGTTTGTAGTAACTTCATCGAATGTAGGTGCATTCCACCATTCGCTACTACGATAATGTCTATCACTCATGTGACCTTTAGGGTCATCACTTTGAGCATCTTCTACTTTCCAGCAATATGAACATCCTTCAGGACGTTTGCCTTCAAGCATTTGCTTACGCTCATATATTTTGATAGGAGTGTTGTGTAATACACTAGGTTTATCTTTCAATAACTCTAGTGGAATCTTATGTGTAGGTGGGTGATAGCAACTCTGTGTCAGTCCACTTGGTAAGTGTATTGAAACTTGTTGCCATTTAGCTAGACACAATGATGGGCTGACCGCATTCAAGCGGTCACGCATATCTCTAGCGAATTGGTCGTATTCACCAGACATTACCAGCCCTCAATCTGACGAATCACTTCCATTTCAGTAACTAGTGGACCTTTGTTGTGGAAGTTTGCGGCATAGTGACGCTTGAAGAACTTACTCTGTGCTGAACTTAACGTACACATAGGTAGTCCTAGTTTGTCTTGCAACACTTCACCTACTGATGCGGCTTCACGTTCTGGATCTCTGTTCTCTTGTTCTTCCCACATTTGAATGTAGTTATCAAACCATTGTACATTGTGTGCGTTCCAGTCAGTCAACAATGTCATGTATGTGCCTAGTCGTGCGCCATAGATAGCCCAATAACCATTCTCAACATCTGCACCTACGTTGTGCCAGATTGTCAAGTTGTTTAGATTGCGGCTTGCTACTGTTTCTTTGAACTCGTCAACAGTAGGTACTTTGCCGCGATTCAATACCATCTTAACACCTTCACGGAATCCAGCGCGCCATGCTTGGAATGGTGTATAGTTGGGATATGTAGTTGAATAACAATCATGCATAGCCCAGTACAAATTGTCTTTGCTGTCTAAACAGAAGTCAGCAATACGTGATTCATCTCCGTCTGTTTGATGTTCGTGTGTTTTCATTTCACGTACATAGGTCTTTGTCCAGCTACTCATGCCACCGTTACCATAGCGCAAGCCATTGATAGCATTCACTGCTTTCCAACGAAACTGTGCTTGTTGGAATCGTTCGTCTTTGTCAGTAAAGTCTAATTGAATGTTGAAGAAATCTTCGTTAGGCATATTGTCGCCGTCGATTAGAATGAAACGTTCCGTGTCACTCGCTTCACCTGCGGCTTTGTGTGCGGCATCACTACCTTTGACACCATCGACACGTTTAGCCCATGGCACCATGTTTTTAATCTTGAGCCAGAATTCTTCTTTTTGTGGCTCGTCATAACTTAGATAAATGCAGTCTAAATCTGCAACGTCAATAATTTCACTCAAGTTCGTACACCTTTAATTTCCAATATTGTTTTTCTATATCGTCATCTTCATCGACAATTATGCTAATATCATCTGCCGCGCATAATGTGCCTTCAGTATTCTTTGTTAGTTTGACTACTACAGCACTTGAGAAGTTAGCAACGATCTTACCCGATCTTACTTTAACATCATACCTAGATTCAGCAAATGTCTGTGCATCGATAACGATATAGTCTCCCTCTAATTTCTCACAAGTATAACATATAACTGCTCCTGTAGCATCATAGTATAACCTAAATTCGGGTTTCTCTAATTTAGGGGGTTCCCAAATTAATATTTCGTCTGGTAATTGGTCTTTACTTGCGTCCATTGTAGCTCTCCAATATATCATCAGCAAATGATTTTACATAATAGTGAAATGGATACTGTTGTGCGAAGGTGTTTACACGCAACGTATGTGGCAATATCTCTGCTACAAATGTCTGTGTCCAATTCTCAGTCAATGATTTGTTAATGTGTTGCTTCATGTGAACCATAGACATTGGTTCAAAGTTAGGTAGTGTCGTATTTTCTACGCCTAATATGTGACAAGCAATCGCATAAACCCAATCAGTGGATGCGGGTTCATCTGGATTGCAGATTAACGTTTGTCTATATTCTTCCCAGTTCTCAAAAATGTTTCTAACTACATTGAAAAACTTTTCAGCAAATTCACTCTTTCTAAAATAGGTAAGTGCATTGTATGTGTCTGGTAGTTTGTTGTCTACAATAAACTTTCTATAAAATTTCACATCAGAATCTTCTTGCATGAAATTTTTAATACGTGTGCAAACAACAACATCACGTTCAGCTAATATGTCAAACCAATGATCTATGCGTTTTGGTATGTACATATCTGCTTCTAACTTGATAGTATATTCATATGGGCTACATTCGTACACTTGCCAGTCATTAAAGAATCCACCAAGATCGCCATGTGGTAACATATCAGTTGTCACAATTGTTACATTAGCATCAGGCATGACGTTCTTAATTGACAATTCAAGGGCTTTTGCACACTTGACGTATACATCGCCCTGAGCCATAATTACAAAACCTTTATTGGTATCCATGAATGATTCCCTCATATAAGTCTTTGTTAATTAAGTGAAAGTCAATGTCTTTTATTGTCATGTATTCTTTTTTGATTTTACCACGCTGCCAGTTGTCAAATGTGATAGTGTAATTGTTGTCTATTGTGTTGTCATCTTTGTACACACCGGTGTTTGTACCAATATGTATTAGATTCCACGGTATGAAGTCTTGTGGGTTTCTTAAATGCCCATTGACAACATCTAATGCAATCGTCAGTGCATAGTCATTTCTAAAAACACCTGTGTTAAACGAATGCAGGTTCATATAGAATTCATAGTTATTCTGAACCATTTTGATGCATTCAAAAATGTTCTTGACTCTGTTTGTTTTCTTAAACGCAATGACTGTGGCCCACAATGAATTGTAACCATAGTAGCTAAGACCTTCTTGCGGACTGTTAGGTTGCATTAAAAAATCAATCTTGTCATGGCAACAGAAATCATCATAGTAATCAAACACGCTGTTTAATCTGTCAGAGTTTACTATGTAATCTACGTCCAATAATAATGTTTCGTCATATGGACTCAAATCATATGCTTGATATCTACCCTTGTTGATCCATATGCCCCATGTTCTAGTATTAGACTTATCAGGTGTTATTGTAATGATATTGTCCCACTTATAGTCTGTTTTCTCTGGCAATGAATCTTCGTCAGTAACAATGGTTACTGGTAAGTTTAGATAATGATTGATACGTTTGGCATTGAACTCTGCCATTTCATAGTAATTGTATTTTGGCGAGTTGAATGCGAACAGTAATACGCCTCTATTCATCGTTTGCTTTCTAACTCTTTCCATTCACTGAACCATAGACCCATAACATCACTGTATGTCTTTTCCAAAACATCGTATAGTTTAACACGATTTACAGCAACTGGGTTTTCAAAGTTGTCAATCAAAATAACAACTTCGTCTGTACTTGTAGCTAGGAATCCTAATAGTTCAGGTGTGGCTTTCCAAAGACCACCTTGCTCTGCAACAAGTAGTTTGGAACTGTATTTTTCTTTGAGATATGCCTTAGCTGAATTGTGATTAAATCTAGCTTTTGATTCGGCCAATAAGGTTTTGGTATCCATCTGTTTACTCCTACGAGTATTTAGATAGATACCAAGTCAGTTTAAAATTATGTACCTGCGACTGAGCCGGAAGTAGTAATAGTACCCCAAGTGTTTGCAATGTTTGTAACTTCTGGAGGAACAACTGTCATTGTTACTGATGTGCCTGATGCCGCTGTCAGACCAGTACTTGTCAATTCAGCAAACTGGGCATAGATTGTAACAACGTTACCAACGTCACCGTTAGAACCAACTGCACCGTTTGTTTTAACGTTCAAGTTGATGTTTGTGTTAGTATAACCAGCTGGAGCACTTGCAACCAATTGCTTATAAACTAATGTGTTTGCCGTAGACCAAGAATAGTAACCAGCGTTAGTTGTCAAGTTTGCAGGTGTACCAGAACCACCGATTTTAGTAACACCGTTGTATGATGTTGCGGCAATTGTAGCAGTTCCTGATGTTGGTGCTGATAACGCAATAGTACCACTAGCTGTAGCCAATGCATTCAATGAGTTATCAATTGTACTTCCAGTTGGGTGACTAAATGTAAACTTCAACTGACCACCTGAGTTAAAGAAATAACGAGTAGCATCACCGTTTGCAAATGTAGCAGTGAATGTGAATGTTAACTGGTTACTCCATGTGCCTGAACGTGTCACTGTAGTAGGACTAGAAGTGCCTTGTGTTGCGGCATTCAATCTATTGGTATAGATTGTTGTCAAGTTTGTAGGAATAGCAGACAAATATGTGATTGTGCCACCTGCTACAGGAGCACTAACAGCAGTAATGCTTGAGCCTTGGTGTGTTGCGGCGTTAGCAGTTTTGTTAACTAAGTTAGCCCACTTACTAGCCGTGATAGTATCGCCTACGTTAACGTTTGCTTCAGCAGTTTGACCATAGCCGGCTGCTGCCGAACCAGTAGCCCACACTGTGTTCAGTACGTTAACAGTACTACCGGGGTTAGCACCGACTAAGTTATTATAGTCAGATGCCGCGATTGTTCCGTATTGTGCGTAACTCATTGTTTATCCTTAATTTATCTTTACGAATGCTTCGACTGTGCCTAAGCCTTCTGTTGTTTTGTGTTCTAATGCACGACCAATGATGTTAAATGCTGTTGCTTCGCCTGGTTTGGCTGCACGTGCGATACCATTACCTGCTGAAACAAGACGTTGTCCCTTACGAACTTTACCTGTTACTTTAACATGTACACGACCACCAACTGCAATCGCAGGGTGAGTAGCATCATCTCCTGCCATAGCGTTCATCAAATAACCCGCTGTGTCAGAAACAACACCGAATACATCTTCACTTAGTTCATATTGAACAGCAGTAATCTCTTTGTCACCGCCCATTTCAACAACTGTACCTGGCTCATAGTATGAGTCAGCTTCAAAACGTTCTGCCAAGTCAGCATATGTAGATATTAGTCGTGAACCAGTTGTTAATGCCCAGTTACCTGTGATTGTACCTGCAGTAGTATTTGCGCCTGCAGTAATATTAGTTGTAGTAATCTTTGTAGGAGCAATGTTACCATTGAACTGAACGATAGCATTCGAACCTGTTAAGTAGTCATAAACGTTACCGTTTGTATATGTACCTGTTGGGTTGAACGGGCTACCGTTAGCATAGTAATAGTTGTCTGTCTTGATACCAGTTACAGCAACCAAGTTACCGTTAGTAACAATCAATGTGTTACCAGATAAACCACCGTTTGCAGTCCATGTACCAGTCAATGTACCAGGAGTTGTATTGGCTGCACCTGCATTAATAATAGCACCGTTATGTGTGCCGATATTAGCTGTCGTAATTGCGGCATTAGCAATCGTAGCATTAGCAGTAACAGTAGCCAAACGAACAGTAATCGTGTCACCTGTGATTGAGTTTACAGCAGTGATATTATTTGCTTGCAAGTTACCAGTAACGTTAACAGCACCGAATGTAGTTGTTGATGTACCTGAACTTACAGCAAGTGTGATCCATGCATTAGCATTAGATTGACCGTCTGTTGGACATAGTTTTAGAACGGAATTGTTAATGTCGTACCATAGTTGTCCACGCAATGGATTTGCGGGAGGGGTAGTCGCCGCAAAGTTTTCTACTTGGTGTACAAAGTTAGTATCTATCTGTGACCCGTAACCTGCATAGTTTCTACCAGGTAAGCCTAAGCTTGTGCTGGTAGTGTTGATTGTACCATCAGCAATGGTTGTTAGTACTGTACCATCACTTTTAACGATTGTATATGCCATTTAAATAACTCCGATATTCTATTATTTATCTTAAATTGTAACTAAGTTAGTTAGGGCTTGAATTCTAACTGTGTAGTCTATTTGAATTTGTCTGTTTAGTGACTTTTGCACTGGGTGGAAGATAACGTGTGTCAATAGTCGTGTGATTACATTGCCAGCTTCGTCAGTTCCATAGTTTGCTAGTAGACCTAGCTCGTCAAAAATATAGCTAGAATCTGTCTGTGTGCTGTTATCAAATGCGGCTTGGCCTGCAGGCTCACCATAATCCAGCAAACATTGAACTAAAATGTCAGTATAAACAGTTCCTACAGTGTGTGAAACTGTCATTTTGTTACGTGTAGGGTCTAGGTTAAAAACGCTAGTATCGTCAACGATTTTAGCGTAAGTTTGATTGTACAATGCGGCGTTCTGACCAGTAGTGTTTGGGGGTAGATATGTAATAACACCTGTTTCATCTACACTTGCACCACCGTTCCCAAACGCCATCTGATAAATTTCACCGTAGCCACGACTACTTAATGTGTCAGCAATAGCTTCTGACATGTTTTCATAGTTGATAGCATTCTTTTTGTCCACTAAAACTTCCCCTGTATTAGGGTCGTGGATTTTAAGAAAACCCTCAATTTTATATGTTAATTGTATTCCTGACATTTAATCGCCTCTTGTTTGAACCAGAATTTCTTTGGTTTCTGGGTCTGTAATCTTTAGAAAAGAACTGAAATAGAAGCCGCCATGTTCGTTAGGTTTAGCTTCTATTTCCTTCTTTTCTTCGGTGTTTTGCTCACTCATCATATTATTTATCTTTTAGGCATAGTCCGTATTTAAGAAATTTGCACTGAAAGTATTGCTAATCTGTAGAGGGTCTCCTAAAACACTGTTGTAGACATAGGAATTCCATGTCTGATTGTAGTCAGCATCAGGTAACTTATCCTGTGATAGTGCGCTATAAACCTTCTCATAAGCGGGGATAAAGCTTCTTTCACCTGTTCCGTTAGCTCCACGCTGTAGACCTGTGATTGTATTTGTATCGAAATCGACTGTAGTAAAGCGTATTTGCTCTCCTGCAACGTACAATATATTACCCAAAATCAATGTGACTGTGATTGCGTCACCTTGAGATACACCCGAAGTAATCTTCAATACAGGGGCAGTATCAACGATATCTACATAATAATCAGTAGAAGGTAATGTTGTGTTACCATTCTTGACAATTACTTGAGCGATGGTGCGCTTATCAGCTTCTAGACCAATAGTTGCAACACCGTTTACTAGTGCAGGAACTGTGTCATTTTGAACTAGTGTAGAAGTCAACTTAGATACATCTTCAACATAGATTACAGAATCTGTGTATTGTAAAGGTCTAGTTAACCATGTAGTTGTCAATGAGTTTGCACGATATACAGTAGATATACCTGTCTTGTTCACATTCAATATATATGTTTCTTGGTTAGGTGTTGCTGTTGGAATCATGTTAGTGATAATAACAGTGTCACCAGGATTGATTGTGTGTAGGATACTCAAGTTGTTGTTTGGATTCAAATACAATGAACTTGATGGGATTCTATAGCCATTTACAGATACCCAGATTCTATCTACATTAGTTTGCTCCCATAATGATACGCTAAAATTAACTGATGCATCAGCTAGAGTAAACTCGCTACCTTCATATGTTTCAGAAACAGTAAATTCAGTAGCACTTGTTATAGTCTTAATGTAGTATTTTGTTCCAGCTACTAAGTTAGTTCCAGACAAATCACCAGAAAAGTACACTGGAATATTCAATTCTAATAGTGAGGTATCAAGAACTGTAATCTTGTTACCAGTAGAACTTGTACCAGTACCTGTTGTATATGTCAATGTGAATGTCTTATCTAACCAAACATAACCACCACCTGTGTATACAGATACACCAGTGACTGGAGTGTTGACTGCGTTTAATGCAGGATCATATGCAGTGTAGTATAACTGTATTGTAGTTGTGTTGATAACTTTAGCATAGTATGTGTTGTTGTTCAACTGTGTTGCGCCAGTTACACCATCAATACGAACAATGTCATTTTCCTGTAATCCGTGAGGGATTTCAGTGCTTACTGTAACTGAAGGATTTCCTCCAATGTATGCTACCATTGATCCTGTTGCGTCAGACAATGTTACTGATGCACCGTATTGATCTTTGATAGTGAAAGACGTACCACTGACCACAGTATCAACTACATAAACTGTGCCATCCGTTGCAACTCCACCAAAACTAGTTCCCTTAAATTGAACACTCATTCCAGAGACCACGCCTGATGTTGTTCCGCAGTCAATAGTATTTGTGCCTGAATTTGTTTGAGAACACTGTGTAGTAACAACAGGTGCCGCAATTACAGTGTTAATATCGATAATATTAGCGACAATAGCAGGGTTAATGTATCCAGTCATTGAACCAGTTGCAGTAGTCAATGCAAATACAGGTCCGCCAATTGTCTCAGAAATACTAAATGTAGTACCATCGATGATACTTGATATGTAGTAATACTTGTTAGCAGTGATGCCACCGAATGTAGGTGCAGAGAACACAACTGCTAAGTTAGGAACTAAATTATCAGTAGTACCTGAGCTTAGTGTTAGGTAATCTGGGCTTGGTGAGAAGTAATCACCATAACCAACCCCAGCAGTACCTGTACCTGATCCAGCACCAGTAGCAGTAAAGATGACACCCACTGTATTACTTGATGCGCCAATTAATGTGAAATCAGTAGTTCCTACTGATTGGATCTGATATGTAGTGCCTACTAAGAATTGTCCCGCAGTAACTAATTCATCAAATGCTGATTCATGTTGTGTTGCACCTATATGCAATACGCTACTTGCAGAACCAGCAAAACTTCCACCGTATGTGGTATTCAAATACTGTCGTTCAGTCAAGTTAAATGTAGTTACCGCTAGTACATCACCTGCAACTAGACTTGAATTCAAGTATATAGTTTCAGTGCCATTATTGATTGTGTAATCACTTAGGTTGACTAAACGCTTTCCATTTTTCTCAACCACTGCGTTATTTGCATTAGCTCCACCGGTGTAATTATCTAATGTAAATTGTGTTTCACCACCTTGTGCAGTAAAGACTTGTGTTAATGGAAGACTATAACCATACTGAATTGGTTCTGTTTCGCCAAACACAGTAAACTGAACAAAATCATCGTTTTGGTTATAGTTGTTTGCGAATATCATCACCGCAGTAGGGCTATTATCTACTGGAGCAAATGCGTAATCTCCTACCACACAAGTTGCAAGACCTGTTGCGTCACTTAATGGTAGTGGGTTACCGGGATTGTTAGGATCGTTGATTGTAAATTCATTGCTATCGATGATTGACAATATATTGTATGTTGTCAATGGATCAATGCCATCAAAAATACCTTCACTGAATGTTATCTTATCTCCGGGGTAGAATCCACTAGTTGTTGTTACAACAATAGAGTTTGTACTACTCTTTGTTTGTGAGACAAGAGTATAGTGACCAAACATTAATTGAGTACCATTGTGTATAACGACAGGGTCAGTCCATGCAACATCGATTACAGGGGCAATAACTGCTTGCATTGTACCTGAATCATTAGTCAACACGAATGTTGGGCCAGCTAATCCATCAACTAAAGACGCAGATACTGTAATTCTCTGATTTACATAGCTGATAGTTTTTACATAGTAATTTGTGTCTAACTCTAGTCCACCTAGTACATCACCTTGGAATGTAATTGCTTGGTTCAATACAAAATCGGTTACACTATCGCATAAGATCGAGTTATCCAATGCACGTGTTGATGTACACAATACTTCCTGAGGCAAAGAGCCTGGACGAATTATGCCTGATCCATTAAAGCGACTTGCAGAATAATTGCAATCCAATGGAATCTCAGTGAATCCAGTGTTTGCGTTTTGAATGAACGGCACAACTTGTGAGTTTGACTTGATTAATTGATCGCCGTTACCAACTTCATATAAATCAACAATCAACACATGGTCAGCAGACAAGTGGTTATCTAGTGTGATGATCTTGTTTACCCAATCAACACTATAACCAAAGATTCTTACACTCAATCCAGTTGTTGTGTCTAGGTCATACAATGCCATTGTTGCTGGGTTTTGTACGATATTCAAGAATGAATAGTCAACTTGTGTCAATGACGTTGGTGTCATTTGTGTTGACACTACATTGAAACCTGTATGACCATACTCACCAACTGGCCAGTTAGTGCCAGGACGTGTGTTAACAATCATAGTCAAGTTGTCAGAAATGACGCCTGGGACCAATTCTTCTGGACCATAACCTGATGTGAACGCATCACCTTGAACTGTGTATATAGTTGGTTCCACTGTATAAACACTTGTTGAAGTCCATGTAGTGCCATTTGTACTAGACAAGATAGTGTTATTATCACCTACTACCACAAATTTTTGATTAATAGAATCGTAAGTAATTCCATTCAAATTATTAGTTGTGTTTGATGTTCTTGTTGTCCAAGATGCACCATCAGCACTTGTAATAATAGTACCACTATTGCCAATAACAACAAACAATCCATTTGCGTAGATTGCATCGTTAAGCGCAGTAGATACTCCTGTTGTACATTGTGTATATGCGAACGGTGATGTGCTAGTGAATAGATTGCCAGATGTGCCAGCAAAAATAATCAAATCATTTCCACTATAAACAGTGTTCAATGTAGCACTTGTAATAACCGTAGTGATACCATCGTTAACGATAGACCAAGTGAATCCATCAGTACTTGTTAGTATGACAGAAGTTGTCAAGTTGTTGATAGTCCAATTACCTACTGCTAACCAGCCAGTGAATCCTGCGTTGTTAACGTAATGAACTGAACGTAGTATACCACTGTTTGGCAATGCATATGTTTCGTTCCATGTGTAACCATCGGTGCTTGTTACGATATTTTCACCAACTGCTACCCAAACTCCATTGTAATAGTCAACACTATTCAACAAGCTAGATTCTACGTGTACATTGCTTCCACCTGTAGTAGAATATGTAACACCATCTGCGCTTACATAGATTGGAGTAGCAGTGTTGTTTGTGGTTATGACGTATAGATCATTTGCAAATTTAATATCAGTTACATTTACTGATACGTCTGCAATTTTGTTTATAGACCAATTAGTTACGTTTGTGCTATTTACTGTTGCAGAGTAAGCAGGAGCGTTAGACACACCAATATACTCTAATCCATTCCAATCAACAGCCTTGTTGTTGATGTTTGTTGGATAGAATGCCTGGTCAGACAACACAGTGTCTAATGGATACTCGTCTGCTGGAGGGAAAGCATTATCCAAGTAAGTGTTGTTTGGATATGTAATTCCATCAACCAATTGTGTCAAGTCTAAACCTGGCATATTGACTGTTGGTTGATAGTAACCTACGATACGGTCTAGCTCATTTAGTCGACGGTCACCGCTATTCATCAATGCCCATTTACCTAAGATAAACTCGTTATCGTTGTTGCTGACAACGCACTGCCAAACTTGATTTTTGTACTTGACGATACTCTGACTGAAATAGAACGGTTCTGGCAAGAACACATAGTCACCAGACTGGTATTCAGATGCCAATACTGTTCCATCGACTGGTATAGTCAATAATGAATTTTCATACACTTCTAGTTGATTGTCACTAATAACTTTCAAGTAGTATTGTTCTGTCACACCTGGTGTAGTGCCTGATGCTATCGTTGCTGTTATTGCTCCGTTATCATCGATACCAACTACGTTTACTACTAGGTCATTTGTTGGTGTTGTTCCGCCAAAGTTAGTACCAGAAATCGTAATGTTGTTGTTATACGCAAAACCAGATCCTGCAGTATTGATAGTAACACTGTATCCACCTAACTTGTAACTTACATCAAAAGTAGGTGTTGCAGTTGGGTACTGTGTCATTGTTGTGACTGTAGTAGAATCTGCTAGGTTGAATGTACCTCCACCTAATGTTGCGCTTACAGTAATGTATGGATTGATAGCTGTTACAGTCATCAAGCCATTGTTAGTAGATAATGTAAATGTTGGGCCACCTGGATACTCACAGATTGTAAAGTGAGTGGAATCTGGAACAGACTTAACATAGTATGTTACCAATGGTTCAGGGTTACCAAAAATACCACCAGAGAACAATATTGGCATGTCTACATAGAAACCATTTGTGCTTGCACATGTAAATCTATTAGTGGATGAAGAACTACTTGTTACATCAGTTGAAGTAATGCCCATAGATTTTACATAGTATGTTGTGCCCGCTAGCATATTACCAATGTTATCAGTAACTCTAAATGGCATGTTTACATACATGTTAGTAGTTCCACCATACAATTGATTTAAGTATAGGTAATCGGAACTTCCTACTGTTGCTACAGTCTTTCTTTCAATCAAGTTACTTACTGTACCTGAATATCCAGAACCACCGTTGTCAAAAGTACCTGATGTTTTGTAGAATGTAAACTTTTGACCTGTGATTTGACCTGGGCTGATTGGCAAGCCTACGTTCATTGTCATATTGCCAGTAGCAGTTGATAGTTTGACAGTGTTTATTTGGTCTGTCATTGTGCAGTAAGTATCATCTGCGGCTGCAACATTAGATGTTATAGTAATTGCACCACCGTTTACAGTTTCAGAAACAGTTATCTTATTTGAACCATAATCGATTGTTGCAATATAGTATACCATACCAGCAGTAACGCCGCCAAAATCAGTTACGCTAGTTCCTGCAATTTGCATATTAGTAAAGATGACCGGATCATTGATATTCAATGCAGAAGTTGCACTGACTTTGATAAAGTTACCTGTTACAAATGTTTGTGTTGCAGTTACAGTTACTGGGTTGTTAGTTGTTGACATTGTAAATGTCTGATCGTCAACCACAGTTGTAACATAGTATTTGTCGTTAGCTACTACTCCACCAAAAACATTACCGATGAATGACAATGGGATACCTGGGTAGAAGCCTTTAGTACCACCTTGATTTCCTGGCAACAATGGAGTTGTGATAAAGTTAGTAGATTTCTGTGTAGCAGTTACTGGTAAAATTCCAGGGTAGTCAATAGTAACAACCGCAGTGTTTGTAACTTCACCCACATATGCTGTTAATCCTGCAACTGGAGCAGTTGCTGTTGTCAACACAACTGGATTATCATCACCATCAACTAGTTTGAATTGAGTCAAACCATTGATTGCGCTGACATAGTAAACTGTCTCGTCAACTAATCCACCAAACTTAGCGCCTTTAAACTTGATAGGCATACCAATGTAGAAACCAGTAGTAGGACCTACATAACCTTGATTAGGTGTGCCACCTTCACTAGGAGCAATAGTTATATAACCTGAACTACTTGTGCCAGTAACGTTTCTAGTGCGTGATGACCATGATACATTTCTGTTGTTAGATACATCCTGCAAATAGAATGGAGCACCTTGAGCACTTGCTAATATATCAGAGATAGGAGGAGTAGTGGATTCTAGTGTTAAACTAGAGCTAGCAACTTGTGTAGTATTTCTAAACACACCTGCATAGAACGATCCATAGTAGTTACCTGGCTCCCAATCTTGAACTTGAGAAGTATAAGTGGTTCTATCGAAACGTAATGTTATTTGATTTTCACGAACCGGTATTGATGTAGAAACACAGCTTGCTCTTGCACTAACAGCAATATTGTTGTTCAATCCAGATCCAACTGTCATCAAATCAATTCTTTTCTGATCCTTAATAGCATCTACATAAGAAGTATAGAAAGCAACAACAAAGTTAGGTACTGTTTCTAGTACTGAGATGTAGTAATACTGTCCTTCTTTCAATCCACCAATTGGGGTTGTATTAGCGCCAACTGTGTATTTTACTAGGTCGCCTGTTTGTACGATTTGACTTTGAATAACCACTGTGTTGTTTCTCAAGTCTACGTTGTCTGCAGGGAATGTAATAGTAGCACTAGGTTCGATTAAGATTTCAGGTAATACTGCATAACCTTCGCCTGGATCAACTACATCGATTCGTAGAACTTGATCCAAATTCATTACAGGTTGCAATATAGCAGGTCTTGTCGGTGCTGGGAATATTGATGTGTCTATGTATGCAGTAACCTTAGGAGGTTCTGTGTAACCACGGCCACCGTCTAAAACCAATACTGCAGGTAAGTCAATAATAATTTGTTCACCTGGAATATGATTTGTAATAGGAGTACCATTGACACCACGTGTCAAGCCATACAATACACCATATGCACGATCAACGCTTGAGTATGCAATCTGTTCTTCGCCGATTTGAACTACACCGTTGATTGGGAATCCATACACGTTATCAACAACCATTGAGTTGCTTGTCAATGTCAAGTATGATGCCAATGTTGTTATTGGATAGTTATTTACACCAGTGATGCTCAAACCATGATTGGTAAACCACTGATAGTATGGTGCAGTTTGCCAGATAGGATCAGTTGGAAGATATTGATTATCCCCACTTGGGTTAGAATATACTAACTCAGGTGTAATGTACTTTTGCAAGCTTGTGTTATATGTAGCTGGTAAGTCAAAGTCAGTGATGTTACCTTGCCATACATCAGTACCAGTATACTTGAACAAGAAGTCCTTGATAACTACGTGATATGGTTTTACTTCATTGATATATCCTGCCAAGAATTCTTGGTTGTCAGATTGGAATACTTTCAATGGTAGTAGTTCACGGATAGTATGATCCACATCGATGAAGCTAGTCTTGTTCAACCATGGAATATAGTTTTGACTTTCGATAGTTTCACTTATGATGTAGTTGAACAATAATACCAATGCTTTGTTTCTGTATACTTCTGCAAAATCAGATAATTGTTCGTTCAATGAACGTACAATGTAACGTGTTTCTTCGCTTGGGTATGTGTCGAATGGTGTGGTATCAAAGAAGTTATCACCAAATCCTAAACGAGCACCAGAATAGTCCCACAATGAACTCTTGAATTGTATTGTACCGTTTTGTAAGCCAATACGAACCCATGATGTAGTAGTGCTATCATAGCGATATGTTTCTTGTAATCCTGCGCCGTTCTTTGCAACAGTAACGATCAATCCGTTCTGTGCATTGATAGTTGCTAGGTCATAGTAAGACTGAACTAACATAGCAGAGCGTGTGCTATCGTTGTAGCCAACTGCCCACCAGTTTACAAACTCCCAGTAATCTGCTGTGTTATAGAACAATTCTTCTGGGCCACTCCAGTTAGGATTATTGACTGTAGATGGGTTTACTGCACCGTGTGCGTACAAGAAGTTACTTTGTATAGTCTCAGCAACAGGAATCTTGATTAAAATTTCGTTTGCATACTCTAAGTAGTTCTTCAATGCACCAAAACGGTTATAGAAGAAACTCTGACGAGGACGTACTAAGATACCAGACTGTACTGGTTTTGGTAAGTTAGGATCAGGAACAACTGCGCCAGATTCATCAACGCCGCTCAAGCTCTCTAACATGCGATTGTATAGAGACTCAGGATGAGTTATACCTGGGGTACCTGGTAGTCCAGGTAAGAAATCAGTTGTGTTCTCACGAATCAATGAGTATGCGCTGTGTGATACATCATCGTTTGTGCCAGTTGCAAATCCAACGTGCATCACAGTGTCAGTATTGTTTACATACTCAGTTGTATTGTACAAGCCAAATGCATTTGGAAGCAATGGTGCAAAGTATGCAATACCAGTAGAGATAGGAGAAACAATATATGATTCACAGATTGTATCTGATAGTGTCTTGCCCAATTGAGTAAAGACAATATTAGTGTTACGTACCCAGTAGAAGTATACTGGAACTATAGCGCCAGTTGAATTCAATACGTATTCAATTGCGTAGTTGTCTAAGTCCTTAGGTACACCTGGACCTGCATAGTTTTCAGGAGTAACATCGCTAGTAATCCAGCTATAAACTCTAGGAGTGCTACCTGGGAATACTTTACCCCACCACTTGCTATTGTATACTACGTCATTGCTTTGGTGATAGTTAACGAACTTAGTTGCGCTAGTATCAAACCATAGTTGACCGACTTGTCTTGCTCCCCAAACAACAGTACCTGTGTTAGTTGCGTTAGGACTATTGTAAGATGCAGGATCACGGTTACTTGTGATATCGATGTTTTCAGATACCACACCTAAAATCTTGCCTTGTAATGGGTCGATATAGTCTAAGTTGACCAATGTGTTATTAGTAGATGCACTGTACAATTGTGCATTTTGAATTGCGTCTACGTCAACTACAGGAGTAGAGTTACGGAATACTGACCAATCTTGTACACCAAGTGCATTGTTGTAAATAGTCACTTGACCATTTACTGTTGATGGCTTATAGTTAGGAGTACCAACAACCACTTGATTGTTGTTAAAGTCTAATGCAGTACCATAGTATGGCTGTGAGCCATAGTCGCTAGTCAACATGTTTACGCTTTGTGCATATACAAACTGACCTACGTTATTCAAGCTTTCATTGTAGTTGCTTAGGTAGTCAAACATGTACACTGCACCTGCGTTAGCATAGGTGTCAATGAACTGTGTTGTATTGTTGTCAAACAATGTATCGTTGTTGTAGTTGTCATCATCAGAAGAATCAAATGTTGTTTCTTCATATCTTGCTGACACCGGAGAACTTACAATAAAAGAACCACTCTCGTTAAACTTAACGACTGTACCAAACTGTGTTCTACCTTGACTGTGTGGGTCATTGATAGTTTGAGTTAGTTGGTACTTGTCGATACCTAACTGAGTTAAATCAGAGGATGATAAAACAACAATGCTTAGTTTGTCATTGATGTTTGCCAAATCAGTATTGATGTTAGAGATAACTAGTTTACCGTTTAATGCAGATGCAGTAACGTTGGTAATATTAGCAGACGCAATTGCATTAGCTACCTTTGTCGCATCACCAACTGGAATTGCAACAGCGTAACCATTTAACAAAATAGTAGTTGCAACGGTTACATTACAATCGGATGTTCCTGTGATAATACCATACTTACCACCACCGTCTGTATAACGATAAACTGCACCCTCTTGATTGTTTGAATTAACTTCAAACGGTGAACTGATTAATATTTCAGTACCATAAACGTTTGTGTCTAGGCTATAACCATACTGTTCGCCGATTGTTACATTGTCCGGACCAGATAATGTTTCTAGTAAAACAAAATCTGAACTACTTGTGGTGATAATATCACCTGCATTTAGTCCTTGATATATGTTAAGTGTTGATCCAGTAATTGCATAGTTATTGTCTGCAATCAATGTACCATTAACACTTACGTACAATGGTGTTGTTTGTGCAACAACTGACATTGTGCCAGTTGCGTTTGTCAGTGTCAATGCAGTACCGTTTCTAGTTAAAGAAATAGTGATTGTTGAACCAACTATTGTTTTTACGTAGTAAACTTGGTTAACTGCCACACCACCAAATACAGTACCAGTAAACACAATAGCAGTACCATTTGCGCCTGCACTTAGACCAGTTACACTGTCAAGAGTGATAGCATTGCTAGAAACACTAGATGCTGTCTTTGTAGTTGTGCTTACAGAATAAGCCAATGCAAATGTTTGTGGGACAAACGGTTGACTAGTATATTGTGCTTCAAAGTTTTGAACTAATCGTTCATAGATAAATGCCTTACCTGTGTTAGTAGCAGAAGTATCAACACCAGGAGCACCTACAATTAATGTATCTCCATAGTAATTTGTAGACAATGAATAACCAAAGTTGTCACCTGATGTTAAACTACCATCAGTGATGTATGTGCTATATTCATATAGTCCAGTAACTTGAGACTTTCTGTATACGTATACTTTGTTTTCTGCATATGCGCTGATGAACATCCAGTTGCCATCTACAGAGAAGGCCATGCTTGAACCAAAGTTAGTAACACCAGAAGGAGCTTGTATTGTTTGTGACAAGCTTAGTGTGTTCTGTGTCACTGTTGTGATTAATGTATAAACCTTAACTAATCTATCTGCTAATGTTGCACCTGTAGGTTGACTGATAGCAAATGTACTACCTGTGTACGCAATCGCACTGCCATAACTAGCTGAACCAGTTAATGTTTGTGCTAGGTCATAACGATTGAAAACAGGGTTGTATGTGTAACGATATGCTTCACCTTTGTTAGCATCGCCTACTAAGTAACCCAAATCACTAGTAGTTGCTACTGCGCTACCAAAAGTTTGTGAGTTGTCTTTGATTAATTCTAGACCAGCTTGATAGTTAATGCTCTTGCGATACACCGCCCAGTTGCCGTCCGTGTTCGTATCAACCCAGACTTTGTTCTTAACGAACTCTGTGTTCAACAATGGTAAAGAGTTAATATCACTAGGTTGTGCTACACGTTGAGATTGGAATCTCATAACAGTGCCTGCACCTGTAATTTTAGGGATAGATGCAACCAAACTCAATGCAACCACAACACGATAGTTATCTACAACTGACTGAACAATTCTGTATCCATCGATGTTTGAGTCAAAGTTAATTATCGCAATAGTTTGATACTTGACTAAGTTATGTGGCTCTGCGAAAACCAATGTAACTGTGTTGTTTAAGTTGTTAACAACTTGAACTAACTGACCATTAGAGATCGGAGTATAAACTTGCCATGTGCCGTTATAGTCAGCAACCCAAACGTACTCACCAACATACAATTTGTTTAGTGGAGTCTGCGCTGTGTTCAAATCGTTATAGTAGTATCCATATGTTGTAATGTCGTTGAAGTTGACATAACCTGCATCTGAATAGACTCTATTAGGTGTGTCAACTGGTAATGTAGGCATTACATTAGGATCAGTAATAGGACGACCATAGTTGAATACTGAGTACAATGGTACTTCTTGTTCAACACCGTCAGTGTATTCACCCGTAGTCAATGCTACTGTGCTAGGATTACCACTCAAATCATTTTGATTTAATCTGAAATCAATGAAATTATTGTCTAGTACGCCACCAAACTCACCAGTCTTAATAGCCCAGTTTTCGTAGATATCATAATCAATACCACCTTGTGGTAGTGTTAGTCCCTTGAAATTGCTTGCCGCAATGCGAGTACCCATTTGTTTAATCATGTTCTTGTAAACATTGACTTGGGTAATATCGGTCAAATCAGCAAGTGCTAGATAATCACGTGGACGATATCCGATCAATGACCAGCTTAACAAATCACTATCGCGGTCGATGCTAGATTTGTTGGTGTCATAGAACAATGTAGATTCATAGGAGCGTGTAGAACCGTTAGGTAACAAGCCTTTTTGAATTTCATTGTAGTTTGTTTCTTTCCAGAACTTAGGATCAAACTCTGTACTTGCATCAATAACTTTGATAGCTGTCCAGTATTTGTTCTTGTACAATACGATTGAACCCTTAGTGTACTTTGTTGTGCTGTTCCACTCAACAATATTGTCTTGGTTAAGGATGAAACCTTGTGCATCAATAGTACCATTCCAGTCAGCAGTCTTAGTACCACGTGAAAGAATACGATTCTGACGTAGACCTGTTACAAGATTATAAAGAACGTCATTGAACAATGTAACGTTGTTGAACACAATACCATGTTCAAAGTTGCTGATATTGAATTGACCATATGCAACTGTATCACCTTCGTTTAAAGGTGTAGCAGTGAACAATGTACCTTCACGTACTACTGATAAATCAGTAGATTGAATTGGATACAAGTTCTGATTCAATACAAAGTTTTGTTTGTGTAGTGTCAATGGTTGAACAACATAACTATCACGGTTGATGCCGATGACGTTAGCTGATGGGTTCAAGTTGATGATGCTACCAACTTCCCAGCCAGACTGTATCCAGTATAGCATTTCTGCTACCATTTGACGCCAGTTAATGTCTAACCCACTTTCGATCTGGTCGAACACAACACCTTGTTTTTCTAAATAATGACCATAGCTACCTAAGAATTGTGCTAACTCTTGTACAGTATAGAATTCTGTTCCATATGGGACTAGTACAGTCTTGTCATCGTAATAATCTTTAGCAACTTGTGCTGACAAGTTTTCAACAGTTACAAGATTGTAATTGCCGTTAATCTTAGGAACGCTAGCAGTGAAGTATGCAGTATCTTGTGAGTTACCAAAGATTCTCCAACCATTAGATACTTTTTGTACGATTACACCACTGTATATGATTTTTGTAAATGGTATGTTATCGTATAACAATACATCATAGCTTTCATTTGGAATTAGCAATGATGCATTTCTGCTATTTGGAGTACCCTTTTCGACATAGAAGTTTAACAATGTCTTGTCGCTGAAGCCTGCAAGACGGTATACTAGACGAACATCTAAGTTGTCTAATAGATTTGTAATGTTAGTTGTTGCGTCAACGCCCAACTGTTTTTCATAGTCAACGATCCAGTTGATGTAACTGGTCTTAGCAGTACCATTACCGTAGATTTCTACATCGCTGATAATCAAGTGACTACGGTTATTTACTAGGAACTGATTGAATTCACTATTGTATTTGTAGTTGTCAACGTCAACACCTAAGTTGTAGAACTCTGCAGGCTTGGTCAAGGACAACAACTTCATCAAGTCAAATGGCCATGTACTGCTTCTACGATATGAGAATTCAGTGGGGGCAACATCTCCTACTTTCCAATCATGTCTGAATGAACGTTCTTCATAGTTACCAACCAATGCATCGAATGGTGACAATAGATTACCTTGACTGTCAACAGGAATGATTTCAAGTAATTGTGGTCTTACGAACTGAGGAATAACAACAGGGTTGCCGTTGTTCCAGTTAATACCCTGTGCTAAATCGCCCCACAACACTAAGTTGTCGCTTGTGTATGGTGCGGCACCATAACGACTTGTCCACCAACTTGGCATGTCAGTGAAGCCGATCATTTCCCATGGTGCAACGTTTGGCTGTGAGCAATCGTAGAAGTATTGATATATACCTCTCCAGTAGCCCTGAAGTATTTGTGTATTGTCTATACTATTGCTTGATTGGCTATAGTTATAAGTGAACTGGTCGTTTGTGCTATACAATTGTGTCTTGTAATCTACACGGTTTTGACCAACCCAATTTAAGAAATTCTGTGAGTATATGCTGATGATTTCATCATAAGAATATCCAGTGTTTCTAAAGAAACCAGGGATAACATCATAGTCACGAATAGGAACAATATCACTCAACTTCAAGTTGTTGTAGATACGTGTTTCAAATTCAAGCAATACTTTGTCACGGAAATCAACTAATTGACCATCAATATAGTCACCATATAGTCTGTTGTAAGAACCATCGTGACCACGAATGAAGTATGTAGGTTGCATGTAGTTGCTGTCTAATACTACTTCTGGAATGAATGATGGGTACAATCCTAACTTAGTAGGTGTGTTAGGAACATATGAACCATATGTTTGATTGTATTCTTTGATTGTTACTACATCACCTGGAACTAAATCTTTTGTGATTGTTAAACTAGGACTATCTGTGCTTACTGTGTAATCAACGTTGATAATCAACTGGCTAGTTACAGGATTGTTATTAATTGTTCTTGTCAAATATACAAGAACACCATAATAATTTGACTTGCTAAAATCATAGATTCTAGTCAATGGATAGATACTCAAGTCTAGTGAGTTAGCAAATGTATATGTGTTAGTTGTGTATGCAGATTTGCTAGGCAACATATCAGACCAGAAGAACGGAGCAGATTCAACTTTGCTTGCTGTGATCTGGTCTAGTGCATCATCCAACATTGTTGCTGGGGTCTGATAGAATGTATAGTCAGTGCTGTTAACAGTATCAACTAACAAATTCTTGAATGTAATGTATTGTTGGCTGTTGTACTGTAGTGCGTCTACTAGATTGTGATTTTGCTTACGCAAGAATGTGCCAGGCAATACTAAGCTTGCGCTGTTTTGAATAATCTTTGTACCCCATGGAACCAAGTTACCTAGATCACGATAGTTGTTTGATCCAAATACTTGACCAGTTGTGTTAGGGTTGTTGTAGAAAATACTTTGATACTGACCACGAATATCACCCACGTTAGCTGTTGTAATGTCAGCGTTGAATGGGTTGTTCTGCAAGTTGATAGGAACTTCGTAGTAAGCAGTTGGGCTTACTTGTTCACTTAACAATGCAACTTCAATAACAGTGTCAACCAATGGATCAGGTGGGGTAAATGTAATTACTGTTGAATTCTCAGTAATTTCATATGTGTAACTTGATGCAGGTTGCAAGTCATTGTTTACATACAATTGAATATTAGGCCATACTGTATCAGTTGATGCCGCAATATCACAAGTGTATGTTGTGGTTGGGTTAGTAGCTACATAATCAAAACTGAAGATTTGGTACTGACGGCTTTCGGCAACTGCTGTTTGCCAACCCAATGCTCTACTGTAAGTGTTTATATCGCTAAAGTTATGTACATAACCTGTGTTTACATTTTGAGTAATAGGTGCAGAACCTTTAACATAGTTGAATGTTGCAGAGTTCAACGGAACATCAAAACTAATGTCGCCTACGTTGTTTACAGATGAATAGCGTAATGGGAAGCCCAAAATGATATCGTTGATACCTGAACCAATACCATAGCTGAATAACTTGTTACCCTTGAAACTTGTACCAACGTATACTGTGCTATTACCAAAGCTTACACCATCAGCATCGTAAATGTCAAACAATGGAGCTTGGTTGATAACTGTTTTTTGTTGTGATTCAAACCAATCAATACCATCAAAGTAGAAACTCTTGCCTTGGTTGTAGAAACCCTTGAAAGCAAAAGTACCTTCATTTGGCAATACTAAACCATCTTGCACTTCTGTCAAAGTGATGATCGGTGCTGAGCCATTGACGCTTGAAAAACGTACAATATAAATTTTGTTTCTTACATCAACGTTAGTATCATTAGAGAATACAATCTTAGCACCATCGTATAACGCATAGTCATCATTTGGTAAATCGGTTGCAACCAAAGATGCGTTAGATGCGGAAGTAAATGTTGCAGAATATGGCCATGTTACAGTTAATGTAAGTGTGCTTGTTCCTGAAATAGCTGTAATCTGTGCATTGCGAGGTAGTTTGTTTGTAGAGTCAGTAATATATTGACCAACTTTAAACACACCTTGATTTGCAGGACTTACATCTGATGCAGGAACTGTAATAGTTGTAGTTGTTGTAGATACTGCGGCGTTAACTGTTGCAGTGTATGCAGTGTAAACTTCTACATCAGGATAATAATCTTGTTGACCTGCTACTTGTGTAAATGCATCAGTTGTTCTGGTATCAAAGAAATCAACTGGCTGTTTACCAACCACACAGTTATCAAACAATTTCAAGTTTGGATAAAATTCAATAATAGGACGCTTTGCCTTATTGTCTTTTGTTGCATACTGTGTTGCAATTGTAGGATCATTTAAATAGCTAGCTGTTGCATTAATAACATCAACGTGGAACCAGCGATTACTACGTGACCATGCATTCTTATCGATACTGTTTCTAGCAATTGTCATATAGTCCTGATATACAGGAATGTACAATGTGCTGTCATAATTACCAATGTCATAAGGTAATGTATCATAAGGAGTATATGTTCCAGATGTAAATGGTTCAGGAGCAATCAAGTCAGCAACGTTTAACAATTCAATCGCTGTGCCAACTCCTTGAACATAGTATTCACCTGTCTTATAGCTTGCTGGATAGATGCTACCAGCAAATGTGACTTTTAGACCATTGGTAAACACAACACCATTAGGTGAAGTATAATTTGCTTTACCTAGAATATCGTATACGTTGATTTGGTTAGTAGTGTTGCTGTTGATTAGTTTAATAACACCAACTTTGTCTGCAACAGTACCGTCTTGATAGTACAATGTATCTAGCAAACTGCTTAGATATGGAATTAGGTTGATACTACCTTCAACATTGCGATAGAAGTTTCTTGCTTTCCATTGTGTACCGTAGTTCGCTGTAATTTTTTGATTTGTGGGAATTGATCCTGCAGGTACTAATTTTAACACTGGGTCAGATACAGAACCAACATATGTAATTCTATAGAAAGTAGCAGATACATCGGTATAGTAACCACCGTTATAATTGGTATCATCTGCTGATGTGCCTGGGTAAGTATATGGGTTACCGCCATTTTCATCGTACAATGTAGTATCGTAGAATGGTCCAATAAAGCCAGTTTCGTTAGACACACCTGTGTTATAGAACATAACTGTTCTACCATCAAGTGCAGTTACTCCATCAATGTTTTTTACATAGCTTAACAACTGACCATTGATCTGGTCGAATGGGATAGTAGATACAACATCAACTAGGTTATTGCCTGGCAAGTCATATTGATCTTGTGCGTTTTTATAAGGAACAGTGAATGTAACCACTCCTGTTTCTGCACCATTGTTTTCGACGCCTAATACTTCACGTGTTTGTAAATTAGGTTGTGATGGATCGTAACCAGTAATGCCTGGCTTACCTTGAATCCAGAATTGGCTGTTCTGATTAACAGTAAAAGTATATGTACCACCACGAATCAATGTCAATGATGGGTTTGTAGTGCCACCTGGATTAATATCACTAGAAATATTATATCCGTTTGGTAAATCAGCAACTGTATAATCGCTTGCGTTATAAACGATATCAGTAGCAACTGTAACTGCAGGAGCTCCTTCTGGCAACCAGTAATATTGGTTGAAGTTAATCAACATATCTAAGTTGACAAACGGATCCCAAGAATAGAACTGACTGTTGAATAGTCTATCGTTATTGTTGGTAATACCACCATTTAACTGCACTGCATCTATGATGCCAGGATATGTAACAAAGTCAACTGCTGTAGATGTATTTGTTTTTGTAAAAACGACACCCGGATCTAGTTGATAATCTGTACGCTTTTTTGTTGGTTCGATTACATACTTGTCTTTAGCGTTAATACCATATCCAAACTTACTACCAACATAACCTTCAATCTTCATCGTATTTGGTTGATCTACGATTTGATCTAATGTCGCACCTAAGAATTGTGCGTTAGTAGGGGTCTGAAATACTTCAGGTAAAAAGTTTAAAGTTCTGATTCTTGCTGCCATATAACTCTCTAGTTGTTATTATATACTTATCTTATTTGTAATTGCACGGGTGTTAAAGCGGCGATTACTACAACATCATTTGCTGTTGCGCCATTCACAAAAATTTCATAAGGGGCTGATTTAATTTCATATAGATCACCAAAGTTCATAGTTGGATCATTTGGTACTAGAACGATAGAGCTTACTAAATCTCCTAACTGTGCATGTAGGTATGCGCTTAGTTCTGAGAAATAGAATGTATCACCAAAATTCCAATTGTTAATGTTGAAATAATTATTCATTGCAGTTAGTGTAGCACTACGGATCTCACTATCACTTGCATTAGTTGATTGTGACTTGATAACCTTGATAGTGCCTTGTAGTTGCGGGACAGCCTTGCTACCAAACAATGGAACAAAGCGTACACTATTAGGTATCACGTTATCTGTCAACATCTTATAATCATCTAACTTGCCGTATGCTTGTTGCAATTCGCTGATGGTTGGTACATCTGGTTTTGGTATAGTACCAGTTGTATCTTGTATGTAGTTTTGATATGCAGTATAGTAAGCCTGTGTTACCAAATACAAGTCAATGATGTTTGTAGTTGCAGGATCGATACGTGTTGTATTGTTACTGTTGTGACGATACTGGAACTGCAATCCTTGACGACCAGGTTGCATTAGATACTGTGGTTGTTCAACCATAATGTAATATGGTGTTGTCACTGATGTATCTTGCACACTAGTATAGAACTTGTTCTCTGCATATGCATAGAACAACTGACCTAATGGATATTCATATTTTACAACTTCAATAGTGCTTAGGTTAGAATATTGGTATACCACTTCACTTGATGGGATAACTTGATAACGTGACAAGTTAACTGCATCTTGTATTAATTCAAAGAATGTATAGATACCAATATTAGTATTTCCTGTTTGATAGCCAGTGATAGTTGTAAAGAAATCAGGATCTAAAATAATTTCTTTGTTGTTTACATCTATGCTAGCAACTTCAACTTCAAAGTCATTGACATAACCGTCACTCTCAACTGTCTGACCAACAACATTTACTGTCACTGGTTTGGACAATGCATAATTGCTATTTGGCTGTGTATTAGTTTCTAGCATTTTGATATTGTCTGCAAGAATTTTACCAGTGATTGGATCGTAAACAAGTTTGCCAGTCTCAAACCAGAAACGTGTATCAGCTACAGAACCAAAGTAATAACGCAATGACTTGTAGTAAACAGTATATACGTTGTTGCCCATACTCTCAAAGTTTACAAACCAGTTATCAGCATTGTATGCACCAATTGACCAACGATCTTGTGACACTAATAGTGAGTTATTGAAAATCAAACTGAAACTTTGATTTAGTTCCATTCGAATTCGTGCATCAGTCAATACTGTACTTGGCAATGTATTCTGGAATGCAGGAATAACTTGATTGATAATCGCACCACTTGGGATGTATGCGTTCAATGTAACTGGGCCTGTACCATTGCTGAAATTGCCTGAACCATTATTGTACCCATCACCGATAACACTCAATACTGTAGTCCAGAAGAATGTAGTATCAGTTGGGCTAGGAATACCCGGCACTAGACGATTGTTTTTATCAAAATAGTAACCACTTGGAGCAACGCAACGAATCATTGCACCTGGAGTAATATACTTAACATTGTGTGTTGAATATGTACCAATTGCAATTGGAACATTAGTTGAACCTGAAATGTTATAGAAATAACCAGTAACACTATTTGTATCTACTGTGCTTGTATTCCAGTATACAGTTCCGTCACCTGATACACTGTTAATATCATAACGTGCATAGTTCTGTAGGTAATACTGTTTTGCTCTGTTATCAGCTAATGCGTTTGCCAATGAGTCTGTTAAGAACTTGATAATGTCACCAGTGTTATTGATAGTTAATGATAACCATCCATCAGCACTGTTCTGGTATAACGCACCGTCATTTGCAAATGAGTTGGTGCTAGAGTATTTTCCTGTAGGATCAAGTAAATCTAGGTTTTTAGACACACCAACAGAAGTTCGGTTAATAGCCTTGCTTTTAATAATTGAACTGTATAATGTATATGGGAAATTGTTGTAATCTTCGCCATTAACCATTCTGTTTTGAGTATAGTATCTCGCAGGAGCACGTAACTTAATATCTGCTAAAGTTTCTCTTGCTTGTGCTGTTGACACTGGTAATTGTAATTGTAATCCTAGTGTTAGTGCTTCTGTTCTTCCTGTTCGACTAATATACTGAATTGTTACCTGAATTCCTTGCATTTCAGTTGGGTCAATCGTATATGTCAATGCATTACCTGCACGAACATATGCTCTGAATGTTCCAACTGGTGCTTCAGAAAATACTCCATCACCGAAAGCATAACTAACTTGGTCATTGAAACGAGAAATGACACTAAACACTTTCTTAGTAGATTGTTCTGAACTTAGTTGAGCATTTGCATAAACACTCTCAACTTCTTTCCAAAGTGTTCTGTTTCCGTTTGCAGTATCTAATTGATACAACCAAGTATCAGTGTTGTTGATACCTTGAATATCAATATCAACTACTTGGTTACTTACCTGTTGAGCCAAGTTAAAGTCAAAGTTCTGTAGCGAACCCTGTTTGAAATAAAAGAAGAAACCTGTATTTGGGCTACCGTAACCTAATTTGTCGTTACGATATAACATGTTGAACTTACCTGTAGGTGCAGGTGGAAGTTCGTAAACATAATCTTGGTTAACACTTGTAACACTGCATAGTTCGAAATTCATGTTGACTGTATCAACAGTAGAACTGAATGGAATTACAGGTAAGCTGTTGTTTGGGATTTGAATAGCGTATTCGCTAGTCAACACACCTAATAGTTCAGCAGTATTACCAGGACGACCGATCTTTTGGCTGTTAATCAGTGTAGCATTGATAATTGTATTGAATTGCTCTAACCAGTTAGCATTTGCTGGGTCGTTCCAAAGAATAGTTTGATTGCTTAGATTGATACCATTCAAGTCTGTCAATTGTTCAGTTGTACGAATGCTTGTGACTTTAATGTAGCCCTGGCCAGCGATATTACGCTTTGGGTTGTAGCTGACCAAGTTAGCTAGTTTGATAACTGAATCACGGCGTTCGGCTGTGTCAATGAAGTTTTCGCGGGTATTTAAATCATTACGGAAAGCGATACCCTGACCCATGTACGCAATAACGTCCATCAATGCGATAAATTCGCTTGATTCGATATAGTCGTTAAAGGTTTCTGGATAGTAAGCACGTAGATAGTCAATGAAACTCTTGCGTAGTGTTTCAAAGTCGTAGCTTCTAAAGTCAGCTTCACGGAAAGTCTGATAAATCGCTTTCCAATCGTTGACACCGAATAATGCTGATTGTCTTGAACTTGTAGCCATGGTTAGTGTTCTCTTTTATGTATTTATCATAAAGGAAAACACCGGTTTTTTAGGGTTGTAACGTAGCTTGATTAGTTAGATTGTCAAAGAAAACGTTAACTGTAGTAGCTTCGTTGAAGGGAGCAATGGCTAGTTCTACTTCAATTAATATACCATTGTCCTGAGGGTAAGATTTTACGCTGTTAAGTATCAGTCTAGGATCGCCATTTGCGATTCTCTTTATCTCATCTTCAATTTTAAATTGAGTCTGTGCATCATTTGGTTCAAAGATAAAAGACCACAATGTCGTACCATACGCAGGATTTCCTACTTTTTGACCCTGTCTTATGTTGAATGCATTGACAAGGTCTTGTACTACTAAAGGGGCATCGACTAGACGAAACTTTTTACCTGGATTCAATGACTGTAAGACGCCGCCAACACCACCGTCTACCCCTGGTATGGTAGTGGTAGTTTTTGGTTTGTTAGCATTGATTGTCGAAAAACCTATATACGTTGCCATATCTTATCCTATCAATATTATTTAGTTTACAGTATCAAGTAGCTTGTCACGTTCTGCACGTTTAGCATCATATTCATCGATGAGGCTATTGATTTTTCTCATCAATACCCTTGCATCTTCTAACGCCGTGTCAATTTGAGGATCACCTGCTGGCAAACTTGTAACTAAGTCATCATACGCAGACTTTTTAACTGCATAATCTTTCTTCAAGTCTAAGATCACCTTACGTCTTGCATCGATATCTTTTTGTAGTTCCTCTACTTTGTTCAATACGTCTAATTTTCGTTTGATTTCAGTAGTAGAAGATGTTTCTCCTGTTGTTGCTGGATTTCCAGAGAAGTTTGGTACAGGAATCTTTGGGCTACCAAACACAGCACCTAATTGTGCTGTCAATCCTGATCTGTCTGTTGTATTCAATCCAACTGTTGGAAGCTTGATTGGTATAGCACCACCTGAACTTAGAGATCCAATCGCAGAATTCAATGCCGCGGCTGCTCCTGCTGGTAATCCTGCACTTGCTAATGCTTGTAGGCTTGCGCCAGGATTCTTCAACTTATTCAACAAGTCGCCGGCTGCTCCACCCAATGCACCACCTGAAGTGATAGATGCTGTAATTTGATTCATTGCGCCTGTCAATTGAGATACACCCGGTATTGAATTCAATGCTCCTGTTGCATTATTCACAACAGTAGAAACGGCCTTTTGCGCGCCTGGCAATGCACCCAATCCAGTAGAAATTGAGTTTGGCAATATACTTGTCACAGAATTTGTTGCTTGTGTGACGAGATTTGTTGCGGCGCCAGTTGCAGTAGTTATAGCAGTTGTTAGTGATCCGGTTGCCGCTGAACCTAAAGCATTTGAGGCTGCTCCCAATGCTCCATTGGCTGCATTTGTCAATGATGTTGTTGCACCAGCTAGTGCATTTGTAGCTGATGATGCCGCACCTGATGCTAGTGAAGCCGCATCTACACCTGCAGAACTTAATGCGTTTGTAGCAGATGCTAAACCCGCAGACAATTCAGTTCCTGTATTTTGAGCATTTTTAATAGCAGTATCTGCAATTTGCTTCATGTTTTGAGGAACACCTGCTTTGAGTTTAGG